GTAGGGTTCTTAACTTTCTCTAAAAAGGATCTGTACGACTTTGATCCAAAGTCAGCAAGCCGTGCGTTTGCTACTCCACGTAGTTGGGCGTTTGTATCTGAATTGTTGTTTGATGACGAAGAAGATACTGACACATTGACCGATTTGATCTCAGGTGCAGTTGGTGAAGGTCTGGCTGTTAAGTTTATGGCGCACCGCAAGATTGCATCAAAGTTGCCTGATCCTACAGATATCTTAAATGGTAAAGTTAAGAAAATGGACACTAAAGAAATTAGTGCCATGTACTCTTTGACTGTGTCATTGTGCTACGAATTGAAAGATGCTGCCGATAAACAAGATAAGAAGTTTAACGATAAAGTTAACTATTTCTTCCAGTTTATGATGGATAATTTTGAAACTGAATTGGTTGTTATGGGTACCAAACTTGCATTGACCCAATATCAATTGCCGCTGGATCCTGATGAGATTAAATGTTTTGATGACTTCCATACTAAATATGGCAAGTACATTGCGGCAGCTACAGAAAAGCATTCACGCTAATTTGAGCTAGCATCAGTTGACAGGAGCTTCGGCTCCTGTTATAATATATACATACAGCAAATACTTAGGAGCAAATATGTCAAGTTATCTAGATCCAATTGTTGACAAAATTATTGTAGCACGAGTTGGTCTGCTACTACGCCATCCGTTTTTTGGTAATATGGCTACTCGTCTTAAAATTGAAGATGCTACAGAATGGTGTGCTACTGCTGCAACGGATGGACGTCATCTTTATTATAATAAAAACTTCTTTGCAGATTTAACTACTAAACAAGTTGAGTTTGTTGTTGCACACGAAATCCTACATAACGTTTTTGAACATATGCTACGAGTAGAAGGTCGTGATCGTAAGATATGGAACATTGCTGCTGACTATTCAGTTAACGGTACGTTGGTCCGTGATCGTATCGGCGAAGTTCCTCCTAAGATTAAAATCTTCCACGATCCTGTTCACTACGGCAAAAGTTCAGAGCAGATCTATGATGAAATCTACGATACTATGGATGACGATGAACTTAATGCATTGGGTCAACTTTTAGACGAGCATATTGACTGGGAGAAAGAAGGCAAGGGACGTCCTGCTTACTCAAAAGAAGAACTTAAACAAATCCGAGACGAAGTCAAAGAAGCAATGATGACCGCGGCACAGGCCGCTGGTGCCGGAAATGTGCCTGCGGAAATTGGTCGTATGATCAAAGAGCTTACTGAGCCAAAAATGAACTGGCGTGAAATTCTGCGTCAGCAAATTCAAAGTACTATTAAGAATGACTACACCTTTATGCGTCCTAACCGTAAAGCGTGGCACATGAGTGCAATTTTGCCAGGTACTAACTACGACGAGACAATTGATATCTGTATTGCTATTGACATGTCAGGTTCTATTAGTGATGAGCAGGCAAAAGACTTTATCAGCGAGATTAAAGGCATTATGGATGAGTACAAAGAGTATAAGATTAAACTTTGGTGCTTTGATACCAAAGTATATAACGAAGCAGACTTTGACGGCTATGGTGCAGACATTATGGAATACGAAGTTAAAGGTGGCGGTGGTACTGAATTTGATGCTAACTGGGACTACATGAAACAACATGATATTAATCCTAAGAAGTTTATCATGTTTACAGATGGCTATCCTTGGGGATCATGGGGTGATGAAAATTACTGTGATACAGTATTCATTATCCACGGCAATAATACTATTGTTCCACCTTTTGGTGCTCACGCATACTATGAGTCTAGTGATAAAACTTGATCCTGACGCATTCAGTGCTGGTCAAATTGAAAGTAAAATTTGGGCGGCACGTGAGTTAGAAACTGTAGTGCCTCAACTAAAAATTGAGACACTACGTATTGCCATTTTAGGTGGATGGTATGCGCTACTACATTTTATTTTGCAAACTAGAGAACGTGTCACTATTGAATATTGCAGATCTTATGATGTTGATCCGAGTGCGTGTATAGATGCAAATCTTATCAATAACACTTGGGAAATTAAAGACTGGCAATTTAGATCGTTCCCTAGAGATGCTAATAAAGCTATATACGATGATAACATTAATCTGGTAGTCAATACATCCACTGAACATTTTACCAGTAGAGAATGGTATGATCGTATTCCTACAGGAACGCTGTGTTTGTTTCAAGGTAATGATCTAGTTATTGATGATCACGTACAACGTCCGGAAAGTTTAGAACATTTTAAATCTCTTTGGCCGCTTAAAGAACTGTTTAGTGGATCTTTGCATTTTGATTTTAAAGATGCGCCCTACACTAGACATATGACTATTGGCTACAAATAATGGCATTAAAAAACGGCAAACCTAATCCACTTAATGTACACGACTTGAGAAAAGTGTCATTTCCAGCAGATCACTTTCATTATGCACTATTAGGAAAATATACTCCTTCTTATTGTAAAACTGTAGACTCATGGATTTACCATAATTTAAACAGTAGGTACTATATAGGACAAGCGGTAGACTTAGTTAATAATACTATTGTCTACACTACTAAAATCGGGTTTGAGCAAGAAAAAGAACTTAGTTTTTTCAAACTTGCCTGCCCACATCTAACGTAGATGATAATTAATATGCATATATAAATGCATATAAGGAGGTCGTATGACTGAAGAAACTAATACACAACAACCAGCAGATGAAACTGCTCCACAACAAGAATCAGCTGAATTAACAATTTCTGATCTTAATGCAATGAGATCTATTATTGATATTGCTAGTTCACGCGGTGCATTCAAACCAAATGAAATGGTAGCTGTTGGACAAACATATATTAAACTAACTGCATTTTTAGATCAAGTTGCCAAACAACCTAAGCAAGGAGTTTGATATGGCCCAAAATTTAAAACATGTAGGCCGTATTAAATCAACTGGGCGTAGATGTATGGTAGTGTTTAGAACACTACCCGGCGACGCATTTAGCTGTTTAATTATTCAAACAGAAAGTTTAGAGCCTGATTACCATGATCAACTTGTTAGACTAGTTGAAACCCCAGGTGCTCAGCAGGCAAATGAATTTAGTGAAGTACTTGCTCGTGCAACATTCTCTGATGGTAGCACAATGTTGCCAAGTCTACATGTTAAGGGTCTATTAACTAAAGTTGGAACAGATCAAGTTGAAATGGTTCCAAACATGCAGGCTACAATTTTGTTATCAGTTAAATCAAGTTATTGCACAACAGGCCGGAATTAGTGTGCAGGATCTTGCAATTAAACCAACTCCGCAAGACAATGTACAAATACAAGAATTAGCCAGAGTAAAAGATATTAGTCCTACTACTGGCAATACAGAGCCAATTGGTGATCAAGATTTTGGTCGGACTACTAGTGCTTCAGTTAATGAAGAACCATTAAGTGACGAATCTCTTGCTAAAAAATTCCGTAGTGACGCAGATCGTTTGAGCAAAGAGGCTGCTGAACTTCGTCGGCAAGCTGAAGAACTTGTACCTACAAAGAAAAAACAAACAGTTAAAGAGTGACTAAGGGAAGAATTTTTCCCAAAGATGTGGTTGAACATTGGCCAGAAGTATTTGGGGAAATTACGTTAAACGTAGTTCCCCTAAAATACTTAGATTCAATCACTGTTGCATTTAAAAACAAAAAAGTTTGGGAAATAAAAATAAGTGCAAAACAGGCGCAGGAAGACTGGGAATCTTTTGAAAAGAATCTCAAAGAAATGCTTGCCTCGTACGAAAGCGAAATTGAAAATGTTGATTTTAAACTAGACACAGAACGAGTTAAAAAAGACATGATTAAGCATACTAATCTTTTTTTAAGAAAACGAAAATTAAAATGAATGTTAAACTTCTATCTTATTCACAACCAACTAAAGAATTTGCTAGTTTAGGAGTTGATGATGCGCAAGAACTCATTGCATATTGTGCTCGTGTCAGCAATCCCAGCAATCAACTCAACACAGACACATCAGAAAAACTTATCAGATACTTGGTCAAACACCAACACTGGAGCCCACTCGAAATGGTCTCAGCCTGCATCGAAATTACTACAACCCGAGATATTGCCCGTCAAATCTTGCGACACAGAAGTTTTAGTTTCCAAGAGTTCAGTCAGCGATATGCTGACCCTACTAAAGACTTGTCGTTTGTACGTAGAGATGCACGAAAGCAAGATACAAAGAACAGACAAAACTCAATTGAATTAGACATTCAAAATGATGATGCTGATCGGTTCCTTGCTTATCAGTGGGAACAGATGCAAAATAAAGTTATTGAAACAGCCCAAAATGCTTATACATGGGCTATTGAAAAAGGCATCGCTAAAGAACAAGCCCGAGCTGTACTACCCGAAGGACTTACAGAAAGCCGTTTATATATGAATGGCACATTACGTAGCTGGATTCATTTTATTGAATTACGTAGTGCCAATGGCACACAGAAAGAGCATCAAGAAGTTGCAATTGCCTGTGCTAAAGTTATTGCTACTATATTTCCAATGGCATCTGATTTAATTACTCAGGCCGATACGGCAACTTAACATTAAGTTTAAATTGTTCGTATAACCAGGACCAGTCATTAATTTTACTTAATGCGTCCTGGTTATTTTTATTCTCCGTTCCGTATTGCATACCTGACCTTGCACCAGGTATAACATACTCTCCAAATCGTCTATCTAAACCCTTACTGGTCCAGACAGACAGTCTTGTAGAATTTTCATTTTGGTCTGATCGTGCAATAGTATTACTGGCTAGTTTGGCGGCTTCGCGAAATCCACTGCGCCATGCATTCCACGGACTAGATGCAAATCTGTTAACGCTTGCAACTTTAGGCACTATAGTGAGTTTATTACTAAGACTAGTAGTTATGTCAACACCATCTTTTGTTATATCAAATAACATTTTAGGTAGTAGTTTAATAGCACCATTACCATACTCTAGATCGTTTATTTCATTACGGCTGTGCCAAATGTGTACTAGATCAAAATTATAATCCTCTACAAAATAATCAAAATCAAATGTGTCTAATACTTCATTATCCCCGTCAACTACCCAAAAATAGTCAGTTGTAGATTGTTCGGCACATGCTTTGTGACTAAGGTATATATTCTTTTCTCCGTATATACGTTTTGCCTGCGGAAATCTCTTACTTAATATTTGCCAGTTATCCCAACTGTTAGGTTCGTTGTAAGATAGAAAAAATATATCATATAGTATATCTGCTTGTATAACATATTCATTGACATATTTTAAATTATCAAAAAATTCTTGAGTTGTGTCTATATAATGATTTTTTGATATAAGATAACACTGAAACTTATCAACGTATTTTTGATATAGCTTAAAAACATGAACGTATTCTTTGTCCCATTTTTTAGGTTCAAAGGTTAACATTGCATCTAAGAATTCATAATTTGAATCTATAAACCAAAAGAATTTAGTAATTACAATTTTCTTAGCTAAGTCAGCAGTTGTAGTTAGTGTGCCGTTAAACTCTACAAATTTAGCAAAAGGATATTTTTCTACTAAGAGTGTTTTACGCTCTTCAGATAGCGGTTTAGAATTATAAAATACTATATCGTACATTATTCTTTTTCCAAAAATCCAAAACCGGTACGATACTGATTTAAGTGTACGGCTTTAAAAAATTTACTAGCGTCAGCATCTAATTCTGCTATCTCAAGATCAAGTGCGTTTTTTAAGCTGACACCGTAGGTATTGATCAAGTCTTCAACATTCATATGCTCTACCTCACTATGCCATAGACTAGCAAGGTAATCAAAATCTCTAACTTGCACATAATCCCAATCTGTACAGTTAGTCAAATAACACCCGTGGCGAGCACCAAGGATTGCCCACAGACCGTTTGTTGAGTCAGCTCCAACATTGAGCCATACTCGCAAACGATCTAAATTTTTCCAATGAATTTCTTTTTTAAATTCTTTGTTAGCAGTTCTAACTCCACGCTCAAGTGACATCTTAACACCTTCACGGAAACCTGCTCGCCATGCCTGGAACGGACTTGCATTATTATACACATCACTAAAGCATCTATTCATCTGTATGTACTCTGCATCCCAACAAAAATCTACCTGTGCATTAGGATCGTCAGCAGGTGCATTTTCGTGCGTTTTCATATCTAGAACATATTGTTTAGGCCATAACTTTAATCCGCCATTACCGTACATAAGTCCGTTAACTACATTATATCCTGCCCAGCTGATAACACATTTTGATAAATCTTTATGTTCTTCAAAGTTAACTTCTTGATTTAGGAAA